TTCCATAACTGGTAATCCAATTTCTTTATGTTCTTTACAGGTTTTACAACTCATTTTAATAACCCCTATCTTTACCTTTAGTTTTTAGGTAAAAGGTTATAGCAGCCGTATTACCTTGTTTTATTTGATTTAATAGTTGAGTTTCTACATAATCCACACAACTCTCCTCAATTTGTTTTATTCTGTCTAAAAAGAATATGTTATTTAACCACTCATCATATTCATCACGGGTAATGTCCGTCATTTTAAGGGCTATACTAACAATACCTAATTGTTCCTCTAACACAGATAGGAACTCTTGTTGTTCTACACTTATTGTCATTTTGTAATGTAATTTTTTATTATGTTTATGTTGTCTATATTGTCCCCCTCATTATTTAAGAATATAATATCATCATAGGTTTTAATGAGGTTATGTACGCTCTTTGTTTTTAGTTGATTAAACCTCTCTGCTTGATGAACTCCCCTCAACCTATACCTTGTATCCATAGTTTCTTTTGATGCTGTTAGAACAAGTTTAACAAAGGGGTATGGACTAGCAAGAACTTTCTTGCTGAATAATCTATCACCCTCAAATACTACAACACCATCAACCTGATTAAAGAACTTGATTAAATCATTATAACACTTGATACTAACTTTATCACTACCCTCAAACTTTGACCCGTCAAATACCCCTATAAAATATACTTTTTTATAGTCATCATATTCACCTTTAATTAAACCATAGTTGAAGGGGGTTAAAGTATAGTCCCTCATCACATCTTTCATCAACCTTGTTTTACCCGTGCCAGGTTCTCCACCTATGGCTATTATTCTTTTTAACATATTTCATTTATTACTTTATCAAACCATTTATCCAAATCATAAAACCTACTTGATGATGTACCATTATCAAACACACCATTACTTTCACCTTCTTTATGTCCCCTAACTATAGAGTTTCCAGTTCCACCATCAGTATCTTTATTTCTTGTCTGCTTAAATAAATTACCATAGGTTTTACCATCATTTAACATATCATCACACACCAATAATGAAGGGGTAAATCTACCACCTGTTTTATTTGTAGTAAAACCATCATATTCATAACCAGCATCACCACCGAATATTGATGTCGCCTTTTTACCACCCCCAACAAGTTCATCAACAAAGGGTATTCTTGTATCATCAACCCAACAGACACCTTTAGCGTATTTCATCTATAACTTTATTAAACCATAAGTCCAAATCATAAAATCTACTTGAACTACCTTTATCATTTATGTTTGTTCCTTCTATCCACGCTCCATCACCAAATTGTCCCGCAGCAACAGGTGTTCTTGTATCACCTAAAACATTACCCTTTCTTATATGTCCTTTACTAGCAGTTGTTTTAGTTATTCTACCATCATTTAACATATCATCACAGACAAGTAAATTAGGGGTAAATCTACCTTGTTGATTTACATAAACCCCGTCTCTTTTATTACCACTTATGTTGAGTATCAAATCATTACCTTTTGATTTACTAACTCCACTCCTTAAATAACTTTCACTAAACTCACCTTCAACACCATTTAGGTATGGTATTCTACAATCATCAGTCCAACTCACACCTTTAGAGTATTTCATAAATCTAATTTTGTCTGCGTGTCTTGTTCCATCTTAAAGAACTTGATTAGTTCCTCCCTTGATACAGACAATCTTTCCTCACAAATATCAAAGTATTGTTTATCCATTTCCACCCCTAAAAAGTTTCTGTTTAATAATTTTGATGATAAACCACAAGTTCCGCTGCCTAGGAACGGGTCAATTACCCAGTCCCCCTCCCTTGTAAAAAGGGTAATAAGATAGGACATTAGTTTTATAGGTTTAATGGTGGGGTGTATAACTTTATCAGTACCTAATGATTTTTCTTTTTTAGATGGTTTAGGAACTTGAATAAAAGGGTATGTCATTTTGACACTTTCAGGTAATGCCTCAAAGTTTAACACATTATCAATATAACTCTTTGAGCCGTGGGGTTTCATCGCAATAATGATATGTTCTATTGTTGGTTTAGGCTGAAAGCCCAATTTAGAACCTTCATACTTTTTAGCCAGGTCTGTTGAAGGTATTGTAATATCAACCTCATCGCTTCCACTACCCCAACCATCATCGGTAAATGCTTTACCTATACCACTTGTTTTTGTACCAATAATTTCTCTTTCAGCCTCCTCAAAATACGCTTTGTATTCTACATAAACCTCATCACTACAACCAATAACTTTACTAATGATATTCCATTTGTCCTCTGTTGGTAATGCTTCACCCCAACCATCATCATCTCTATGTTCTATTCTTAAATAACCACTTGCGTTAAACCCACACTCTAAATCTATTTTAGCCATAGTTTTACCTGATGACTTGTATAATGCTTTTAGTTTGTTTTTAATTTCACTCAAATCATATCCAATTCTACCCTTCCTTTTATCTAATATTTTACTTGTATCAGCCGCTTTAGGAAAGCCAGTATGAAAGGTAAAGTAGATAGGACTGAAGGACATATCAAATCCAACACCCTCTAAATCTTGTATCATCCTATACAATACATCACTACGGGGTGAGGACATAACTGCTATAAATGAACCAGGTTTTAAGGCTCTATAACACTCTTTCCAAATGTCCGTTGAGGGTAATGCCTTGTCCCACTCTTTACCCATAAACCCTATTGAGTACGGGGGGTCAGTACATAAAAAATCTACACTATTGTCCTTGAGTTGTTTAAGTACCTCCGCACTATCTCCGTTGTATAAATGTTGTTCTATCATTAGTTTAATTCTACATTTTGTTTAACCACTCCGTTATGTATTTCCTTGAATATTTCATAGGTTAGTTCCTCATTTAATAGATACTCCTGGCACCAATATTCAGTATTGTCTGCCGTTTCTATTGAGTGTATTATAATATAACCTGTTGATGTTTCATTATAGGTTATTTCAACCATTTCTGTTGATATGGTTTTACCCCACAATTTAGTATATGTTTTCATATGTTAGGGTAATGTTCTGGTTTCCACCTCATTTTATTTTTAACTTTTGTAATATGCCCCCTACTAACTTTATAGCGCTTGCTGATTTCTAAATCCGTGTAATTCCCCGTGGCTAGTAGTTTCCTAATGTTCCTAACTTTTTCCACACTCAATTTGATTGTTGCCATCTTATTTTTAATTCTTTTTTAATTTCCTTTATGTATTTCCCCACACTATTGACGGGTATTTTAGTCCTCTTTGATACATTAGATAAAGTACCTAACTCTAACCACAACTTGAATAAGTCCCTATCAAACCACTCTAACTCATCTAGTTGTTCCATAACCCAATCCATATCAGGTATAGTTTCATCATATTCGGTGTCTATTACCCCTTCTAACAAGTCATCTGTAATATCCATTAGTACATTACCCTTCTTAAACTGATAATAGTAGGGGCTTGTCTTTGAGTAGTAATTTGTTTTTAACATACTGATGATGTAATACTTTTTTTGATTGTCGGGTAATGTATTTAACTTGTCCCTTTTTTTCAGTATCTGCTCTACAACACACATATACAAATCCATATATTCATCAACATTTTTACATATCTTTAGTGATATTTCCATCAGTTCCTTGTTGTTTATACTCAACCATTTATCTAAATCAGTCATTATAACGGGGGCTGTTGTATGCCTCTATAATACATAAATATCTCACTTTTTCTAAAAAGACACCCGAATAAATAATAAATTAAATCTTTTTTCTTGTAAAATGGTAAAATTAAATAAATAAAAAAAAATACCCCCTTGTTGAAGGAGGTATATTTATGGACTTTAAGAGTGTTTATTTGAGTTATAGGACGCTCTTATTGTTCGGTATATCTTTGATATGTATATCTACTTTTTCCATCAACTCAACCATCTCTTTTGAGTATCCTTTGTTGATAAATTGTTCCAACATAGTAGTGATTTTTATAATATCTACTAATGATGGTTTTTTGTTTAATAGTTCGCAATATCTAATTGCCTCTTTTAACTGCGATTGTCTAATGATTAAATCTTGTTGTCTAGTGTTTTTTTCCATAATTGTTATTGTTAGTTTGTTTCTTTAATGTTGTAATGAAAGTATAATAATATATTTTTGTATAGTCAAATATATTTTAATAATTTCTCATAATTCCTATGATATGACTATGTACTAAACCCGTGTTGAACTTTCCATCAGTTTTAGTAATGTTTCCTTCACTATCTTTTTCCAAATATATTTCTTGTTCTAATATACTATAAGGGGTTCTAATTGAATGGATAATAAACGCATTATCCTCCTCAATTAAATAAGACGCTTTAATGGTTTTTCCACCTGTAGTGATAATATCTACCTTATGGTTCTTTAATAACTCATTAGTGTAGTTATATGCTCTTTCTATGATTGTTTTTTGTTCCATATCTATTAGTTGTTATTGAATAATTCTATTTCTAAAATAATTGTAGTACTGCCAGTTTCATTTATGTATATGTCGGTAATATACTCTGTTAGTAATAATGCTTTATCAGGTGTTATGTTAAACGCCATTATACTCTCCGTCCCTTTCATCAAATGTAAAATAATGTAGTTCTCCATAAGATTACTTGTTATAACCCTCCCAAAAGTCATTCATAAAGTTGTTAAAATCAACCTCCTCTAATTCTCTGTTGAGTTCATAGTTGTCATCACCACTTGTTAGTACCGATGGTTCTGTTGATAGGTTTAAGTCAGCGTAAAACGCCTTCATTTGTTTTTCTTGTTCCTCAAAGAATAAGGAATACATCTGTTTGTTGTTATATTGTTTTTCCATAATTGTAATTGTTATTTTATTTAAGGGGGGTTTAACACCCCCCGTAGTTATT